GAAATTCGTGATACAGCTACCTTTTTAGTTTCAAGAAGAAGATGGGATGAGGTTATAGCAAGGTCCGGGGATGCTGTTCTAACAACAAGACCGGCAGAGGGTGATATAATTTACTTCCCTCTAACAAAAGCATACTTTGAAATCAAATTTGTTGAGTCAACAGACCCCTTCTTCCAAGTTGGTAAACTTTACGTTTATAAACTCCAATGTGAGTTAATGCAGTTCTCTTCAGAGAGATTTAATACCGGTGTATCTGAGATCGATGATATAGCAGCCGGTAAATCTATGGATATGAATGAGTATAATGTATTATTTGAGTCAGGCGATAGGTTCTTACTTGAATACTACTCTCCGTCAAGTTTAATTCTACAAAATTATACCATGGAAGATATTATTCCTAATTCTCAAAACGAGTCATTTACCGGTGAGATTTCGGTTCTAGATTTCTCTGAAACTAACCCGTTTGGTGAAATAAATGCTTAATCAGAAGTTTTACTGGGGTACAGTTCGGAAGTCTATCGTTGCATTTGGTAACCTATTTAACAACATTCACATAGACAGAAGAGATGATGCAGGGACTGTTATTCAAAGTCTTAAGGTACCTCTATCGTATGCGCCTAAGAACAAGTTTCTGGCTCGTATAGCGGCTCAGCCAGAATCGTTCACACAGAGTTTTCAAACCTATCTTCCTCGAATAGCTTTTGAGATGACAGGGTTAGCGTATGATCCAGGTAGAAGAATAAGTCTTGTACAACAGAATAGGGCTGCCAACAGTACCTCCACAACACTTAATGCCCAGTACGCGCCTACCCCGTATAATATAAATATGCTTCTATACGTCTATACTAAGAATCAAGATGACGGGTTGCAAATTATAGAACAAATCTTACCATACTTTAATCCTGACTTTAATCTATCACTCAACGCCATGCCAGCGCTTGGCATTAAAAATGATTTACCTGTAATCTTAGATAGCATTAGTTATGAGGATGAGTATGAAGGGGATTTTACAGCTAGAAGAGCAATTATATGGACATTATCCTTTACTCTGAAGCTTAACTTCTACGGGCCTATTAATAAACAGAGTCTTATTAAGACTACAACAGTTAACTCTTTTACGGATTCTGCTCTTTCAAATAAACAACAAACATTTACCTCTTCGGTAGATCCAACTGATGCTGTACCTGGTGATGATATTAGTACAATTGATTCTTTTGTGGACTTTTAATGAAATCTTATAATATTCCTATTCCTGAATCAGCCCCGCTTAACGGCCCGGCTTGTACAATTACCTGTGTGTCTAATATTTTTATTAAGCAGCTTTTTTATAAAAATACAGGAGACCGGAATGACCCGCACAAGCATCTGCATGATCATGTAACCCTATTAGGTGCAGGTGCTGTTGATGTAAGAATTGATGGGGAAGTAACTCATTTTAAAGCCCCTGCAATTATATTTGTATCGGCGGACCAGCTACATTACTTTACAGCTACAGAGGATAACACCGTATGTTATTGCATTCATGGAATACGAAGTACCGATGGGTCAGGTGATATATTAGATCCATCTATGATCCCTGCAGGCACACGAACCATGACGGGAACCGGAATCGGACCAAATGGTCGTGTCATTGCTGAATCCATAATTGGTTCAAGATGAATTCTTTAAATAAAATAAATGATGTTTTTAATATCAACACCGACGTTGATATGCCTAATACTACCGCACCGTTGGTTAACTACCAGCCAAAAGAAATTGATCAAGAGGATGACTTCCAGTTAGCCCGAAATACACTTCGGGGTCTTATAAACAAGAATGAAGACGTATTGACAGAGTTAATTCACATATCCAAGAACTCTGAACATCCTAGGGCCTTTGAGGTTGCCGGGCAACTTATAAAGACTCAAACCGAAATAGCTAAAGAGTTAGTAGGACTCCATAAGACTAAAAAAGACATTACCAAAGAGACCCCACAAAGTGTCAAGCAGCAAAATAATATTGTGTTTGCTGGTTCAACCTCTGACCTAATGAAGATGATAAACGGCGAGAAGACAAGAATATCCAATGGATAATAATAGCTATAATGGTAATGCGCTGCTTAAGCCAATTGGCTATAACATGCAGTTTACTACCGATCAGGTTAAAGAGATATTTAAGTGTAAAGACGACCCAATATATTTTATAGAAAACTATTGCTACATTATATCGTTAGATAGAGGCTTAATTCCCTTCATACTTTATGAGTGCCAAAAAGAAAAAGTAGGTGTTATTATGAATAACCGTAAAGTTATTCTAATGGAAGGAAGACAACAGGGTAAGACAATTACTTCGGCTGCCTGTATCTTACACTATACTCTATTTCAGTCTAATAAGACAGTGGCTATTCTTGCTAATAAATCGGCAGCTTCTAGAGAAGTATTATCTCGCTACCAAATTATGTACGAGAACTTACCTCTGTGGATGCAGCAAGGGGTGAAGACATGGAACAAGGGTGATGTGGAGTTAGAGAACGGTTCAAAGATCTTTACCTCAGCTACCTCAACCTCTGGTATTCGAGGTAAATCGGTAAACTGGTTGTACATTGATGAGGCAGCTATTGTTCCTAATAATGTTGCAGAAGAATTCTTTACCTCTACATACCCAACTATTATGGCTGGAGAAACAACAAAGGTGTTGCTTACCTCCACTCCTTTAGGTTATAATCATTTTTGGAAGTTCTGGAATGATGCGGTTGAGGGTAGAAATGGATTTACCCCTATGCAGATTACCTATGATAAAATTCCAGGTAGAGATGCAAAGTGGGCGGCAGAACAAAAAGCTTTATTGGGTGAACTTAAATTTAACCAAGAAGTGCTTTGTGTATTCCTAGGTTCATCTAATACTTTGATTGCAGCGGATACAATAGGTAAGATGTCCTCCAAGAGTTTTGTACACTCTAAGGATGGTTTAGATGTATTGGTAGAGCCTTCACCAGGGCGTATGTACTTTACAACAGTAGATACGTCAAGGGGTGTTGGAGGGGACTATTCAGCTTTCTGTGTGGTTGACTGTACAGAATATCCATTTACCGTTGTAGCTAAATATAGAGACAATAAAATTAGCCCGCTGTTGTATCCAACTATTATACACAAGGTTAGTAAAGATTACAACAATGCTTATATTTTAGTTGAAATTAATGATATTGGTCAACAAGTGGCTGATATTATTCATAACGACTTAGAGTATGAAAATATGATCTGGGTGGGAAGTGATCCAAGGTATGGCCAGGTAATGTCAAGCTCTGGAAGACACTCAAATTTAGGTGTTAGAACAACCAAACAAATTAAAAGAATAGGCTGTGCTACTCTTAAATCCCTTGTAGAAGGAAATAAGTTACTTGTATTTGATAAGGATATTATATCCGAATTTTCAACCTTTATTGAGCACAATGGGACGTTTGAAGCTGATGAGGGTTATCATGATGATTTAACCATGACATTGGTTCTGTTTGCGTGGGCAACCAACGATGTTATGTTTAAAGATCTAATGAATACAAGTAATAGACAGGCACTTTACAGCTCACAGATTAAGTCCATAGAGGAAGAATTGACCCCGTTTGGTTTTATTGATAATGGACTTCCAGAGGAATTACAGCCAGAGGTAATAGATGGGGACTTATGGCTATCGGATAAATATCAAAACGATTTTAAAGAATTTTTAAAAGAAAAGAGCTGGTAATTGTACAAAGTTTGATATTTATAAATATACATGTATAAAAATTTGTTATGACAGAATAACATTATAAGGAGAAAAAGATGGCATTTCAGCTTTCACCAGGAGTTCTGGTAACCGAGAAGGACCTCACATCGGTCGTTCCCGCAGTTGCTACGACAGCCGGCGGCTTTGCTGGCGCCTTCCAATGGGGACCTGTAGCGCAGGTTACCACAGTAGATTCGGAAAATAATCTCGTATCGAGATTTGGTAAACCAAACGATACGACTTTTCAGTCGTTTTTTACGGCCGCCAACTTCCTATCTTACGGTAACAACCTACAAGTAATCCGCGTTGTGAATGAGTCAGCAGCAAGAAACGCAAAGGCTACCGCCGGCGCAACCGCTGTTATAGTAAAAAACGAAGATCACTACAACGCTACGTATTCAGCAGGCGAAGCGGCGGTGGGTGAGTGGTCAGCAAAATACCCAGGCACACTAGGAAACTCAATTAGAGTCTCTATGGCTGACGGTAATACCTTTTCAACATGGGCCTATGCAAGTAACTTTGATGCTGCTCCTAGCACCTCAGCTTACGTCTCTGGTGTAGGTGGTTCACACGATGAAGTTCATATTATTGTCGTCGATATAAACGGTCTCTGGACCGGTACTGCAGGCACTGTTCTTGAAAGATTCCCATTCGCTTCTAAAGCAGTTGATGCTAAACAATCTGATGGTACATCATCCTTTTACAAACAAGTTGTAAATGATCAATCTGAATATGTTTGGTGGATGGATCATACAGCAACTGTTGGAGGAGGCACATCATGGGGCTCATCTGCAAATGCTACAGCCTTTGCTAACCTAACGTCTAATGTAACAATGACCCTAACTGGTGGTGTATCTTCAGATGCTCCTACAGACGGTAACATTACATCTGCTCTTTCAGTATTCGCTAACGATGAATTGTATGATATTTCGTTGATCCCTCTAGGTGCTGCATCTTCTACTGTAGCTAATTATGCTATCAGCAGTGTTGCTGAAGTAAGAAGAGACGTAATTGTATTTGCATCACCTGAACTGGCCGATGTAGTAAATAACGCAGGCGCAGAAGCTACTGATATCGTTACATTCCGCGATTCACTTACATCTAGTTCTTATGCTGTACTTGATTCTGGTTGGAAATATCAATACGATAGATACAACGACAAATATCGTTGGATTCCGTTGAATGGTGATACCGCTGGTACTGCTGTTCGTACAGACTTCCAAGCCGATCCTTGGTTCTCACCCGCTGGTTTCAATCGCGGTCAAATCAAGAACGTTGTTAAGCTTGCCTATTCACCTAGCAAAACCGATCGTGATACACTTTATAAAAAGGGTGTAAATCCAATCGTTTCGTTCCCAGGTAATGGTGTAGTACTATTCGGTGATAAGACGTTGTTGGCTAAACCTTCAGCATTCGATCGTATTAACGTTCGTAGATTGTTTATTGTGCTTGAAAAAGCAATTGCAACAGCCGCTAAGTTCCAACTCTTTGAATTCAACGATGGATTTACTAGAGCTCAATTTAGAAATCTTGTCGAGCCGTTCTTAAGAGATGTACAAGGTCGCCGTGGTATTACCGACTTTAAAGTAGTTTGTGATGAGTCTAATAACACCGGTCAGGTAATTGATCGCAACGAATTCGTTGCTGACATCTTCATCAAGCCTGCTCGTGCGATTAACTTCATACAGCTCAACTTTATTGCAACCCGTACCGGTATTTCTTTCGAAGAAGTCGGCGCTTAATAAAGGAGAGTAGAAATGACAACTTTTAACGTAGAACGCTTCAAATCAGCGCTAACCAACGGTGGTGTACGCCCTAACCAATTTGCCGTCCAACTTTCATACCCTACGTATGTTACTGGCCAGTCAATTGCTGTTGCTCGGTCCCCATTCTTGGTATCTGTAGCTGAGTTACCTGGTCAAACAGTTAACCCTGCTATCATTCAATACAGAGGTCGTGAAGTAAAATTCGTCGGCGATCGTGTATTTGCACCATGGACAATTACTGTATTAAATGATTCAGAGATGTCTATTAGAAACGCTGTTGAACAGTGGATGGGTGGTATGGAAGATAACGTCTCTAAATTCGGCAGACTACAACCTGCCCAATATCAGCGCGATCTTGACATATTTCAATTGGATAGAAATGGTAACATTCTAAAGTCTTATAAACTTATGGGTGCATTCCCTGTCGATCTATCACCTGTTGGACTAGACTTTGGGGCTAATGACCAAATCTCTACATTCACCTGTACATTCCAATATCAAACCTTTACATCAGCAAGCAACGCGCTGGGTAGTATTGTTAATGTTGGTGGAATTTTTAACAAGTAATCTGGTAAGTACCTTAACTACATAAACATACATAATGGCAATTAATCTTTTTGGATTTAAAATTGGGCGTGAAGATAAGCAACAAGAGTTAAAGAGCCAATCCTTTATAACTCCTGTTGCTGATGATGGTACCTCTACGGTATCTGCTGGTGGATACTTTGGAACATATGTCGATATTGACGCGTCAGCTCGGTCTGAATCCGAGCTGATTTCGCGTTATCGAGATATTGCTAGCTATCCTGATGTTGATAATGCAATTGAAGAAGTTATTACAGAGGCGATTGCCGCTATTGATAGTGAGGAGCCGGTTAAGTTAGATCTTGAAAGCTTAAATTTATCAAAAAATATTAAGAATTCTATTAACGCAGAATTTGAAGAAATTTTAAATTTATTAGATTTTAAAGATAAAGCACACGACATATTCAGACGTTGGTATGTAGATGGTAGACTATACTATCAAAAAGTCATTAATCCTGCACAGACCAAAAAAGGTATTCAGGAACTAAGATATATTGACCCCCGTAAGATTAGAAAAGTACGCGAGGTTAAGAAAGATAAGCTACCTTCTGGGGTAGAGGTTATTAAGTCAATAGATGAGTTTTTCATCTATAATGAGCGGGGGCTTGCAATCAACCCCGGCTCAGCTCCTAACCCCAGTAATGGGATTAAGATTACGCCAGATACAATTACATTTTGTCCATCTGGTCTCTTAGACTTAGACCGTAATGTTGTGATTGGTTATTTAAATAAGGCCATAAAGCCCGTTAACCAATTAAAGATGATGGCAGACTCCTTGGTCATATACAGACTGAGTAGAGCACCTGAGAGAAGAATATTCTATATTGATGTAGGTAATCTTCCTAAGTTAAAAGCCGAGCAATACATGAAAGACATCATGGCGCGGTATCGCAATAAGATCATTTATGATTCTACCACAGGTGAGATTAAAGATGATCGTAAATTTATGACCATGCTTGAGGACTTTTGGCTCCCAAGACGTGAAGGCGGTAGGGGTACAGAGATTACTACACTACCAGGTGGAGAGAATTTAGGGCAGATTGCTGATATAGAATACTTTCAAAACAAAGTATATCAGGCACTCAATGTACCTACATCTAGATTTCAACAGCAGTCAGGTTTTAACTTTGGACGTGCTGCAGAGATTTCTAG